CCCGTACCGTTCCAAATAAATACTTCTAACTTAGAACCGTCTTGTCCCGTTTCGGATATTTCTACTATATAAGGTGAACGTGCAAAAATACTCATTTTATATTCTTTAAATTTTGGTCTAATATTTCATTTAAAAGCTGTTCGGCATCCAAACCGTACTTATCTATTAACGTGTCAGGCAAAGTTTTGTAGGCAGCTTCAAATGGCTTGGTAAAAAATAAGCTTGGTCTTATTCCGTATTTAAACACGCTTCGAGCTATTGCAAATTGTAACCCTTTTCTACTTTGAAATTTTCCCGTAGCGCTTCGTGGTGCAATACCTTTACGAACTATCCATTTGTCAAACGCACTTGGCGGCGGCATTTTAGATTTATACGAATAAGGAGTATCGAATTTTCTTTGCTTTCCTGAAACCCCTTTATCCTGAAAGTTCCCGTAAGGCTCCATTTCAAAATAAACACCAATCGAGTTAGGCATTTCTTTAACATCGCCTTTTATTGAATTCGATAATTTGCCGCTGGTATCTTTACCCATCTTTTGTAAATTGGCTTTCGCTTCAGCTACTACCAAATCACGAAACTTTTCTAAGGCTTTTAATCTTTCACTCATTAACAAACAGTCATTTCGTTAGGAACTAAAATATCAAAAGTCATAGTCCAACCAGCTAAATAGTTTTCAAACCTTTCTGCGAAGGCTTCTAACGTTGGGTTACCGTCCACTTGAAACGCATCCGTAAATAAGTCGCCACGTCGAAGCTCTTCGTACAACCTATTCAATACTGAAAGCATAGTGTTAAGTACGTAAATCTCGTTGTCGTTACCGTCGAATATATTTGTATCTTCGTCTTTTGATTTGTTTACAATATCCATTGCCATTAAACTCACGTTAAAACGAATTATATTACTTTCAAAAGTTGCGTTATTTACTATAATATGAACTAAAGGGAATATTGTTTGCTTTGCCAAATCGACTGCAAAAATATCGCCTTGCGTTACCGTGTTTACAAATGGATCGTTTTCTAAGTTGGTTTTTAACGTATCTAAAACAGTGTAATAATTAGCCATGTCTTTGTATTTTTTTTAATTCTCGTTCTTCTATTTCTCGTTTTTGTCTTTCATAAGTGAGGTAGGTAAGACACTTTCTAACTCCCAGTCGGGTAACTTCATCAAACTTTGTAACGTCTCCTTGAGAAAGCGCATAGATTGAATTGTACCATCCCCATCGTTTATTAAATTGCGTTCTTTCGCTAAAGTCATTATCTTCGGATTCTTCTTTATCTCCTTCTCCAAAGAGGTAAGCGTATGTTGAACTAAGTCGCTTCCTAAAGTCGAAAAAAAAACCGTTGCACCTAAAACAACATCCAGCGAAGCGTACTTCATAACATCACTAAATTCGTCCGTCCCTTTGTACTCAAATATTTCGTATCGGTCTTTTACTTTCTTTGTAATAGGTCGGTACATTACCGCCATTGCTTTGTGAAAAGTTTCTACGCTTGAAATATTACTTTCTAAATCAATGTACTCACCGAAACTCATATCCTCCAGATTAGGAATAAACCCGAATTCAGTGTCTTGAATTTTAAATGTAGCTTGAAATTTAGGCTTCGCTTTGAATATTTCGTTTAAATGTAGGGTCAAGCTTTTAACGTCACTCCATTTGACCTTTACAACGTCTTTCATTTTCAGGCCGCAAAATATTTCAATAGTCTTTTGACCTATGAACTCATCGTCATTTGACTTTTCAACTACCTTCATAAATTCTTGGTAGCTCTTTAAAGGTATTTCACTTAATGAAGTAGGTATTACAATTTCTGTTTTCATTCTATATATTAACTTTTAATTCGTGTTTTTGTAGTTTGTAAAGATAATTCACACTATTTGCATACTTGAACAGGTGCGAAATATTATTTATTTACCAAATATGATACTTACCGTAGTTACTATTCATTCCTAACGTTTCCATTTCGTGATAGCGCAGCGCATCAATACCATGATTGTTTGTGTCAATCGGTTTATTTAAGCGTGTGCCTTGCTTATCCGTGTCCCAGCAATACGCTCGAAGTTCTTTAATTAGGTTTGTACTATTTGAAGTAACTAAATATTCATTACGTTGCATAACATCAATACCGTAGTTTATTGAATCTTTACCCTTTGTAACGCCTTTAATTGTTATTCCGTAGCGTTTTATTTCTTCAATGCTTTTCGGTTCGCTTGAATCAGCGTAAACGGGTACGTGTTTCGTTAGTGCGTTTGCAATATCACTATTTAACATTCCCGTTTGATACTTCAATTCGTTTATTATCCTGGTGCCGTTGTAATTGTATATTTCTATTATTGCCGTAGGGTCATTCGTGTAACCAAAGTCTAATCCAATACCTATTAAATTCGCTTCTTTAGGTAGTATATCGATTGTTTTCCAATTACTAAATATAACACCTTCTAACATTCCTATTTCGCCTAATCCGTAAACACGCCACCAGTTAGCCCAGTATGCGCTTGTTTCGGCTTTTAAACGGTTCTTTTCTATTTGTTGTACAATACTATTGTCTAAGGCTTCATTGTCTTTATACGTGAGAATTAAGAAGTCGGAATCCTGTTCGTCTTTTAGTTCGGTATGTACCCAGAATTCATTAGCGGGGTTGAAGTCTAAATATATAGCTTTCTTTGTACGTATCGCAAGCTCGTTATAAGACTCAAAGGTTACGTTGTTACATTCGTTTATATATAGAACATCACGCCTTGCACCCCTTAATTTACTTGAATCGTCAGCACTAAAAAACTCAAAGCTACTACCGTTTAAAAATTGATAGGTTAATAACGATTTGTTAAATTGGTTTTCGTGCCATTTATTCATCCACTTCATTAGCTTAATAAAGTCTTTTAAAGCACCCCTACGTAAATGCGGAATACTTTCAGCAACTACGCTAACTTCAAGACCGTGTATTGCAGAAGCACGTGCAATTAAAACGGATAATATCCCGTACGTCTTGGCAGCCGACGTGCCACCCTGAATAATACGAACTCGCTTTTTAAGTTTGAGTATTTTATTCGTCGAAGTCGTCCGCAGAAACATCAGGAAATATAGGTTGTTCTAAAATCGTTTGTTCTATTTGTTGTAAAGGCGCACCGTAACCGCTATCCATTAAAGCCTTATATGCTGCTACATCACCCTCACGTGCTTTTTTGATAAGTGCCAAAGTCATTAAATCTTCTTGACTCATTGTTTCTTCAGCACCCGTTAGAGGGTTTTTTAGCTTTTGATTTACCTCCAGCCAGTACTTTGCTATTGTGCTTCTATTCTTTGCTCCTTTAGGTCTTCCGTTAGGGTTTCCGCTTTCGCCTTTTTCCCAAGCTGGTTTTAAATTTTGTTCGTTTGCCATTTCGCTGTTATTTCGGTGTTATTTAATTTCAACTCCGTTCTTCTTAATAACTAAACTCGAGTCGAGTTTTTTCATTCGGTCAATAATTACTTGGCAGTATTTCGGGTCTAATTCCATACCATAGCATTTGCGTTTAAGTTGGTGAGAAGCTACCATTGTTGAGCCACTTCCAAGAAATAAATCTAAAATTATTGCATTATTATTAGTAAAATGTTCTATAAACGTTGAAATAAATTTTATAGGCTTTTGGTGCTTATGTTCGGTTTTGTCGTCTTTTAATCTAAATCGATATTCCATTGGAATTATAGAACGAAATCCGTCGTGCATATTTTTATGTGGTATTGCTTTTCCGTTTTTTTCTTGACTTATTAAAATATGAGACAAATACGGATCGTTTCCGCGTGGACTTGAAAAACCAAAATTAGCAACATAAAAACGTGAAAATTCTAAGTTAGATAATCTTAAATAATTTACTATTCCCTTATCATCGTGCATAACAAAAATATGAGCGTTTTCGGTAAATAAATAAATATTTGAATGATAATCTTCATTTTCTAAATCATAAGGCGGATCAGTAAATACCATATCAGCTTTTTGTCCGTTCATTAACTTAGCAACTGAATCGCTATCCGTTGAATCGCTACAAAGTAATCGGTGTTCTCCTATTTCAAATAAATCTCCTATTACTATGTCCGTTTCAATTCCACCTTCAGGAACATCAAAATCATCTTCTTCAGCTTCAAGTTCTTCTTGAACACTTAAATCAACTGGCAAATCTAAACCCCAATCGTCTAATTTTTCAGCGTCCCATTCATTTGCTAAACTATCCCAGTCCCATTCTCCAAAACCTACATTGTCTTTTATTAAGAATTCGTTTTTTTGTTCCTCTGTCCATTCATCTGCTACTATAATTGGTATTTCTTTTAACCCTATCTCTTTACACGCTTTTAAACGCATATTACCACCTAATACAACGTATTTATTATCTACATCAGTAAAAACCACTAACGGGCGTTTATTTAGCATATCAGGAAATTCTTGAATAGACTTAACTAACTTTTGAAATTTGCCGTCTTTTATTATTCTTGGGTTCTTCGGGTTGGGCTTAACCTCGCTTATCTTTACTAACTTCATTTAATTTTTCTTCATAAGTTGTTGAACATACCGCTAAACGTTGGTCTATATCTTCGTATTCAAAAGTCATTGTATCGTCAATCATGCATCTTTGAACGAAGTCTTTTTTACTTTCGTCTTTTCGTGGCTTAGGAATTGGCATCTTCGTACGTGTTAAATAATATTTCTAATTTATTCATTACATCACGTAAACAACTACCACAAGAAGTTGGTTGCATATTTACTTTAAATACTCTAT